TGCAAATAAATATTCACCAGCATTTTTTAAAAAAGGATATCAAGCATTAATCGAAGGAAAAGTGAAAAAAGAAGATATGTGGAAATATTCGTCATTTTGGTACAAAAGTTTTGATGATATGGCAAAGAAAACGATGCTAAGACAATTAATATCTAAATGGGGGATCATGAGCATAGAAATGCAACAAGCTTACGAAAAAGATAATCAAACTATATTTGAAGATGGAACATCTAATTTTTTAACAATTAATGAAAAAGAAAAAGAAAGTATAGAAGCAAAAGAAATAAAAGAAGCAGTAGTTGAACCAATAAAGGTAGATATTAATGAAATATAACATTATTAACTCTGGAAGTGATGGAAACGCAACTATAGTTGAAGAAATAATTTTAATTGATTGTGGAGTTAGTTTTAAAAAACTCTCTCCATATATCAAAAAAATAAAATTAGTATTTATAAGTCATATTCACGGAGATCATTTTAATAAAAAGACAATTAAAAGATTAGCAGAAGAAAGACCTACATTAAGATTTGCAGTAGGCGAATATCTAGTAGAAGAATTAGTTAAATGTGGAGTAGAAAAGAAAAATATTGATTTAATAGAAAAAAATAAACTATACGATTATGGTCTATTTAAAATTAAGACTTTTGAACTATTTCATGATGTTGAAAATGTTGGAATTAAAATTTACTTAAATAATAAAAAATTAATATATGCAACAGATACTAATTCAATTGATCATGTAAGTGCTAAAAATTATGATGTTTATTTAATTGAAGGTAATTACATTAATGATGAAGAATTACATCAAAGAGCAGTTACAAAAGAATATGAAGAAAGAGTTAAAAGAACTCATTTAAGTCAAGTTAAAACAACTGAGTGGTTGCTTAAAAATATGGGCGAAAATTCAAAATATGAATTTATGCACCAACATAAGGAAAAAGGAGAAACAAAATGAAAAATTCATTACAAGTATTATTAGAATTTACATTATTAATAATTCTATCAAGATTAAATTTAATAGCATGGATATGTGGAGTGATTTTAGTAATAGTTCAAGAATACATAGATTATAAAAGAGAAAAAGAAGCTTATTTAAAATTAAAAAAATTAAATGAAGATATGCTTAAAAAATTAGGAGGAAAGTATGAATAAAAAATATGAAATAGATGAAAAAGAATTAATTGAATTAATTTCATCAGATTGGGAATTAAATATATTAAAGAAAAATGGAGTTGATAACTGGCATTTTTATCAAGAAATAGAAGAAGAAGATGAATTTGAAGAAGAAGATGTATTAGATTTTATTGAAGGAAATTATAAAGTAATAAATGAAGAAAAAGAGGAGCAAGAAAATGATTAATAAACAAATTTATCCAAAAACAAAAAGAATACCTTTATCAAATACAATTTATATTACCGAAAAGATAGATGGTAGTAATTTAGGACTATTTAATTTAAACGATAAATTGTATATAGCACAAAGAGGTTTAGTATTTTCAATAGATGAAATAGAAGAAATAAAAGACAAAATGTATAGAGGACTTTATGCTTGGTTAAAAGAAAATGCTGAAAATATTAAATTAAATCAAAATAGTTGTATATTTGGCGAATGGTTAGGTATGGGGCAAATAAAATACGGAGAAATATTCAATGAAAAATTATTAATGTTTGCAAAAGCAAATGTTGATGCTGAATTTAATGTAACTAATTTAAATTATGATCATAGTTTATTTAAATATTCATTTATTAATGAAGAAAGACCGAGCTTCATAGGAATTGTACCAATAGTTGCAGTGTTAAATAAAATGCCAACAAAAGAAGAATTAGATAAGTTATATGTAGATTATTCAAATTTAGTTAATAGAAAAGTCGAAGGTTTAATAATTAATTTTAATAATAATATTTTGAAATACGTAAGATTTAAAAATGGAAAGGAAGAAGAACATCATGAATAATTTAGAAGAAAAAATAAAAGAAATAGAGAAACAATTAGAAGAGTTAAAAGGACAATTAACAGAAGAAGATAAAGAAGACAAATATAAAAGAAAAAGAAATTCTAGATATTATTATCTGAATAGTTGTGGAGCTATTTATAACGTATTTGATAATGAGATAGCCTCAGATAACTTCAGATATTCAACAGGAAATTTTTTTGAAACAAGTGAAGAAGTTAAAATTTATCAAAAAAAATTAATAATAGAACAAGAATTAAAAGATATTGCTAAAGAGTTAAATAAAGGTGAAAAGATAGATTGGAATAATAAAGAACAAAATAAATGTTTTTTATGTTTTGATTATTTTTACAATAAAATTGATTATATTCAAAATCGCTATAATAAAATTCAAGGAACAATTTATTGTTTAGACAATACCTTCAAAGATGTTGCAATAGAAAGAATTGGAGAAGAAAGATTAAAAAAATATTTAAAAGGAGAATTAGATTAAATGATACGCAGTGTTTATAATAACGAAAGTAGTGTTGAAATTTTAGAACCTAATAGAGATATATTAGAAAAGATAGAAGAAAACACATATAAGATAAATGATAGTTTGTGCTTAATAAAGTTTATGATAGAAATAATTTGTTTAATACTAACTTATAGATATTTAAATGAAAGAGCAACAATGCTAGTATTTATCATGATATTTGTAGCAGAGTTAATAAATGAAATTTATAGAAAATTAAAAAAGGAGAAAAATAATGGAAAATTTTGAATTAAAAGTAGGAGATTTAGTTAAATTAAGAAATGATTTAGAAGATGGCAAGAAATATGGTTTTGAATATTATTTTAAAAATATGAATTTTAAAGAATTTGAACCAATTAAAGAAACACTTCATCATGGAGAAATTGCAACAATAAATAATTATCATTACACAAAAGAAATGATAGCAGAAGTTAAAAGACCTGTTAAATATGAAACAATATATAAAAGAGAAGAACCTATTTTAGATGACAAAGAAAAAGAATATTTAGGTAATGTTATTAGACCTTTTAGAAATGAAGTTACTTATATTGTTAAAAAAATATATACTCACAGAGAAAAAGAATATATTGCTATTAACTTAAAAAATGATACTATTTTTCTACCTAATTTTAAAGAAAATACAATGTATAAAAATATGAAAATAAATAAAGAATATACTTTAGAGGAGTTAGGGTTATGAATCAAATTTTTCTAATTGGGCGTTTAGTTAAAAATAACGAGTTAAGATATACAACAAGCCAAGTAGCTATATTAAACAATACAATAGCAGTAGATAGAACATTTAGCAAAAGCGAAGAAAAAACAACTGACTTTATTAATTTAGTATTTTTTAAAAAAACTGCTGAATTAGTAAATAAATATACATCAAAAGGTAGTCAAATAGCAGTAATTGGAAGTTTACATCAAGAAAATTATGCTTCAGATGATGGGAGTAAAAAAACAACCTACAAAGTTATTGTAAGTGAAGTTAAATTTTTAGATACAAAAAAACAAGAAGGAACTGAAGAAGTTAAGAAAGAAATAAAACCTAGTGACTTTGTTGATGTATATGCTGATTTTGGTGAAGAAGTAGTAGAAAATTCAATGGATAATGAGGAATTGGAGGATTTTCTACCATTTTAAATAATTTAACAGAACAATGGCTAGATATACCTAATCACGAAGGTTATCAAGTAAGTAATTTAGGTAGAGTAAGAACTTACAAGAAAACATCCATTGCAAAAAAACACGGCATAAGACATTGGAAAGATAGAATTTTAAAATTCAAAAGTAAAAGTGAAAAAACTGGCTATAGAGTTGATTTATGGAAAAATGGAAAGCCTAAAACTTTATTAGTAGCAAGATTAGTAGCATTCACTTTTTATGGCGAAGACATAAACAATAGAAAATTAACTGTCAATCACATTGATGGAAATAGATTTAACAATAATCTAAATAATCTTGAACTAGTATCTATAAAAGAAAATATACAACACGGATTTAGAACAGGGCTTTATTCTAGTTCCAAAAAAATAAAAATAACAAATAAAATTACAGGAGGAATCTTTTATCCATCTAGTTTGTCAGAAGGAAGCAAATTTATTAATCACACTAATGGTTATATATCATTACAAATATCAGAAGGAAAATTTGAAAATTCTGAATATAGATGGGAATTTATTAAATAATTAAAATAGGGGTTAAAAAATCATATTACTATTGAAATAATACTTTCACTCCCTTTAAAACTTTTGGCAGTGAGTTTGGATGATTGAGTTTGACTGCTATTAATATTAAATAAAAAAGGAGAATTTATGATACAAACAAGTTATGGACAATTTAAAATAACATTTGATAATGGTTACACAATTTCAATTGTTAATGGTTATGGAAGTTATACAGAAAATCATTACAACCAAAAATTATTAAAAAAGATGAAAAAGTTAAATTTTATAGATTTTTGCAAATCGAAAGATTGCGAAATAGCAATTATTTATTGTGGTGAATTTTGTACTAGAAGCTTTATTGAAACTAATGATAGCACTATTGGTTACATTAAATCAGATGAATTAGCTGATTTAATTATGAAAGTTAAAAATGCAGAATGAAATTAGTAGGAAATAAAAACAAAATAATATCTTGGTTACTAAATCAAGAAGAAAAGAAGATATTTGAAATAAAAGAATATAAAGAAAAAAGAAATTTAGACCAAAATGCTAAATATTACAAACTGCTTAATGAATTAGCATTAACTTTAAAAATAGGAACAGAAGAATTACATTTTGAAATGTTAAAAAATTATTCAGTTAAATATCAAATTTTAATACCTCAAGATGCTGAATTAAGAGGTATCAAATATTACGAATTAAAGAAAACAATAAAAAAAGATAACAAGTTATTTAATATTTATGAAGTATATGTGCCATCTCATGAATTAAAGACAGATGAATTTGCAATACTATTAAATGGTCTTATTGAGGAATGCAAAAATCAAGATATAGAAGTAAGAAGTCCGAGTGAGATTAGAGAAGAATTAAATATAGGTGTTGAATGAATAAGGTTGAATTATTAGAGAAAATAGAAGTTTTACAAAAACAAAAAGATGAATTAGATAAAGCTTATTTAGCAGAAATATTTAAATTAAGAGAAGAAGTAAGAGAAAGAAATATTAAATTTACTAATTTAGAGCAAAGAGCAAAAATGTATCTAAAAAAGTTAAATGAAGCAAACAATGAATTGTTTGAATTAAGAAAAAAGGTGGGCGAGTAGATGACTGAAAATGAATTACAAAAATGGTATTGGCTAGAACTTAGAAAAAGTACATTTTTAAAAGAAATAGAAGAGATAGATAAGATAACTATCTCTTGTTCTGGTTTACAAGAAATTCCTATTAAAAATGATGCTATAACATCAGTTCAAGAAAAGTACATTGAAAGAAAAGAAAAGTTACTTGAGAAGATACGATCAATTGAAGAAGACATAGAAGAAATAGAAAGATTTGTAGATAGTTTAGAAGACGAAAGTTTGAAAGTGATTTTAAGATTAAAATATAAAGAAAGATATAGCAATTATGGAGTGAGTAGAAAGATAGGAATTAGTGAAAGTAGCATTAAAAGAATTATAAATAAGTACTTTAAATGCGAAAACTGACCTAATTTGAACCAATTTGACCTAAAATGAACCAATTTGAACCAATTTGACCTAGTCAAGATATGTTATAATGTATAATAGGAAATTAAATTAGAAAGACAGCAGAAGTGTTGTCTTTTTTTCATGGAGGAATAAAATGTGGAGTTTTTTAGGTGCAATTTTAGTGATACTTGCAGCAGTATTTTTAATGCCAATGATGATATTTTTAATCATCTTTTTATTTTATAAAAATTTATTAGAAACTTTTGATGAAGATGAAAAATAAATATTACTATTGCATGAAATACATTTGCAACGCTTGTCCTAAAAAAGAACAATGCGATAAGGAGTTAGAAAGAAATGAAATTCAAAATAAACGGAATAGATTGGAAAATCGAAGAAAAAAGTCAAGAAGAAATAAAGACAATAATAAATACAAAAAAAGCAGAAAATGTAGAGAATGTTAAATCGCTAGATTCTAGATTTTTTGGAGTAACGTATCCAGATAATTTAATAATTTATTTAGATAAAGATTTACCAGAACAAAGAAAGAGATTAACATTACTACATGAATTAACTCATTGTTACATAATTACTTTTATAACTCATTGTGATAAACAATATTCTGAAGAAGATGTATGTGATATAGCATCAAATTCGCATGATATTGTTAAAAATATAGTAGATAAGTATTTTAGAAAGGAAAACAAAAATGGCTAGATCTAAAAAATATACTGAAGAAGCACTATTTAAAAAGAAATGTAACAATTATTTTAAATATTGTGATAAGAAGAAGAAACCCTATACAATGTCAGGATTGGCTCTTTATTTAGATATGGATAGAAGATCATTGCTTAATTATAGTAAAGATGAGAAATTTTTTCCCACAATAAAGAAAGCAAGAGATAGAGTAGAGAATTTTGTAGAAGAAAGATTATTTGATACAAGAGCAGCTGGAATTATTTTTAATCTAAAAAATAACTTTGGTTGGATAGAAGAACAAAAAATAAATCATACAGCTAACATTAATAATTATGCAGGACTTACTGAAGAAGAATTAAGGAAGTTAGCAAGTGAAGATAATTCCTAATTATGTAAAAGAACAAGCAAGATATGAGTTAGCTAGGAGATATTTTTGGGAATATTGCAAAATTAAAGCTTCAAACTTTTATAAAGAAGATAGAGAGTATTTAAAAGACTTATGTAATAACTTACAAAGTTTTATTGAAAGTGAAAAAAGAATATGTGTAATCAATATGCCACCAAGACATGGTAAGAGTAGAACAGCAGGACTTTTAGTTCAATGGTTGCTTGGCAAGAATAACAAATACAAAATAATGACAGGATCATATAACGAAACATTATCTACAACTTTTGCTAAGCAAGTAAGAGATAGTATATCTGAAGAAGACGGTATATTTGGTAATATATTTCCTGATACTAAAATAAAGTATGGTGAAGCAAGTTCTAGTAAATGGGCTTTAAACGGAAATGAAGAAGCTAATTATTTAGCAACATCTCCAACAGGTACTGCAACAGGATTTGGTTGTAATTTAATGATAATAGATGATGTTATTAAAAATAGTGAAGAAGCATACAATGAAAATACTCTTCAAAAAATAATAGATTGGTATAACAACACTATGTTATCTAGAACCGAAAGTGGTTTTAAGATATTAATAATAATGACAAGATGGGCTACAGGAGATTTAGCAGGTTATATATTAGAAAATAATAAAGATGTCATGCATATTTCTTATAAAGCAGTTAAAGATGATAATTCTATGCTTTGCGAAGATGTACTATCGAAAGAAGATTATATAGCTAAAACTCAAAATATGAATAAAGATATAATTGAGGCTAACTATCAGCAAGAGCCAATAGATATTAAAGGTAGATTATATAGTAAGTTTTTAACATACGAATATGAAAAGATACCTAATTTTAAATACATTATGAATTATACAGATACTGCAGATGAGGGTGAAGATTATCTTTGCAGCATTGATTATGGAGTATCTTTTAATAATCAAAAATATGTGTTAGATATATTATTTACAAAAGAGTCTATGGAAATAACTGAACCGCTACAAGCTAAAATGATGACTAAAGATAAAGTAGGTTATTCAAAAATAGAAAGTAATAATGGTGGAAGAGGTTATGCAAGAAATGTTAATAGAGAATTAAAAGGACTAAAAAACTACCATACAATTGTTGATTGGTTTCATCAAAGTGAAAATAAAAAAGCAAGAATATTAAGTAATTCTACAGGCGTTATGAATAACGTCTTTTTTCCTGTTGATTGGGAAGCGAGATGGCCTGAATATGCTACTGAGATGAAGAAATATCAAAAGGAAGGTAAGAATAAACATGACGACGCACCAGATTGTACAACTGGAGTATACGAGAATTCTAGTCCAAGTGCATGGGAATTATCAAATAGAAAATTATACTAAGGAGGAGAAATGATACAATTATCAAATATAGAAGAATTAACAGCAAATGATATACCTAAGTTATTAGAAAAAATAACTCCAGTATTGAAAAAAAGACAACAATTACACGATAAATATAGTAGAAAAGCAGATTCTACTAAAGTAATGTATTCTAGTGATAATAAGTCGACGGTTATACCTTTTGAAAAGTTTATAACTGATTTAGCAACAGGTTATTTATCTGGTAAGCCAATATATAGTGTTGCAGATACAACTGATGAAAGTAAAAAGAAGCTGTTAAATAAATTACTAGACAAAAAGCAAACAGATGAAGATTACAAAAAATCAATGGATATTATCATAGATTATGTAAGCAGCTATAATGATGATGAAACAGAAAATTATGACTTGATACATGATATTTTAGAACTTACGTCTTGTTATGAAATATTATATGAAAACAAAAATAACGAAGTTGTCTATACAAAATATGATCCATTACAAACAGTTGCTATATGGGATTATAACTCTCCTGCTAATTTAATTGGTATAGTTAGGACATGGGAAGAAGACCAAATAGATGGTAATAAAGTAACTAAGGTAGAATTAACCGATAGAAAGGGTACTAGAACTTATGATAAAAGTAATACTGAAATATATGAAAGCGATAACGAAAATCATTCTTGGGGAGACGTTCCGGCAATCGCAATAGAGACTGATTTTGCTATATTTGAAGCATGTGAAGATATAATTCAGTCTTATGAACAATTAATTCAAAATGTAAGAAATACCTTTCAATATAACGACTCTGATTGCAAATTAAAAGTTAGTGGTTACACAAGCCAACAACCGATGTTATTACAGGATGAAGAAGGAAATTTTAAAATTAATCCAGCAAGAGAATTAGAAGATAAAGCTTGGATAAATTCGTTAACTATATATGTAGCGGAAGGTGGAGATGTAGAGTGGTTAATCAAACAATTAGATGCAAACGGAGTAATAGTTATTTTAAAGACATATATTGATTTAATGTTTCAATTAGCAGGTATTCCTAACACATCTGATTTAGCATTCAATTCTAATGATTTAAACGCTTCAGCAATAGATAGAAAGTTCTATGTAATGAATATGGCTACCGCTAGTGTTATAAGTAAATTAAAGAAAGCTTATCTTAGAAGATGGGAATTAATATTTGGAAGAATTAATCTAAAAAAGAATACTCAATTTGATTTTAGAGATATAGATATAGAAATACCTAAAAACCTACCAGCTAATGATGATGAAAAGATAGATTCTATGTTAAAACTTCAAAATATATTATCTCTTCAAACTATAATAGAAAAATTAGGATATAACTATATAGATGAAAAGAATAAGAAAGATTCTGAAGCAGAAGATAATATGTTAAATAATATTGAAAGAATGCAGATGTTAAAGTCTAATGGAGCAAATATAGAAGATACTACAATTCAAGAACAAACTGGAAATGACGAAATAAAAACTCAAAAAACAGATAAAGAATTGATGAATGAAGTAGAAGAAGATAAAAATAAAAAAGAAAAGAAGTAGGTGTTTAAATGGATAATAGACAAATACTTAACGAAAGATGGTCTAAGATAGACAACTACTTACTTTCTTATTTGAGTAATTATAATGAAATCAATAGAAATGCTAAAGATTCTATTCAAGATGTATTAAATAGTATTAAAATAGACTACAAAGATATAAATAAAATTATACCTATAGTTGAAAAAGATAGATTAAATAGAAAAATAAGAAAAGTATTAAAAAACACGGGTTATTTAAGTTTCAAATTAATTGAAACTTTAAATAAAAACAATATTACTTATTTAGAATTAATTAGATCATTGATTTATATATGTTATTTAGAAGAAGAAAAAGAACTAACTAAAATAAACGAAGAATTATTCTACAAAGTGTGTGAAAATTCTTATAATCAAGGAATTAAAGACATAGGAAACAAAACTATGTCTTTTAATTTGAAAACCTTTTATTTACTTTTTAACATACCTATGTTTAATGCGACTATTGATGAATATTTAGAAATGCTTACATTAACAAATGCTGACGAAACACTAAATAATACACTTGTATATATGCAGTTAAATAAAGAATTAGATGTTAATGATAAAAACTATCAAGGTCTATTTAAAAAACAAAAAAATAGGTATATAAGTGATAATTTAAATAGTGGAGGAATAGTTAATATAGCTGAGAACTTAACTAATAAAGCATATCTACAAGCTGGTATTGATACAAATACAGATAAATGTAGATTTATTTCAGAAGTCGATAACAGAACTACAGAGATGTGTAATACTTTAAATAATCAAGAGTTCTATTTAAATAAAATGAATGTATATCAAAGATATAGTGATATAGACAAAAGAATAGTTACATATCACACTCAAGGATTAATTCAAGGAGAAAATCTACCACCTATAAGCAATCATTTTCATTGGTGTAGAAGTACGATTACATATTTATTAAATATTGAACATTTAAATTATGAAAATATTACAAATGAATGGTTGAGATTAAAAGAAAATAAAACACCAACAATAAAAATATTTAACAAAGGGGAAATATTTAATTTTAGAGGTAGAGAATATGTTTTAGATAATCATAATTTGAAATATGAACATAGCACAGGAGAAGAAAATTTTGCAAAATGGTTAATTAAAAATAGTAACTTAAACGTAACATTATTGCCTAAAATAAATAAACCTGATGGTATATCTGTACCTGATTATAAAATAGGTAAAGAATATTTTGATTATAAATATACAACAGGATTTAGTAGCCAATTAATTTATCATAATATTGATAAAAAAAGGTTGCAATCTAAAAATTTTATAATCGAAATAACTAATAATAATATTGATTGGCAAGAAATAGAAAGCCAAATAAAATACACATATAGAAGATTAGATTGGGTAGAAAAAATAGGTGTAAAAAAAGATAATCAATTTAAAATGTACAACAAAAAAAGCAATGACACTAGATGAAACGTCATCACGACCATTGCTTTTATAATTAAATATTAATATAAATTGGCTTAAAAGTCAATTTTTTATTGGGAAGTGGCTCAGCTTGGTAGAGC